CCTGTGTCGCTTGCTATATAATCTAATATGCCTACAACCCGTCTACCATCGATCGGCAAAGCGAAAGTTGCACTCATCATCCTGTTAGGGATTTCTTTTCTCACACCTTTATTTTCCTTAATCAAAGTCATTACTATGTGCCTCGATAAATTGATACAAAGAAATATTAGTTTCTTTGACCTGTTGTATCTCTAACCACATCGTTTCAATTACACTGTATATATTATAGATAGTGACTAGATTTACAATACATAATCCTATACCTATTCCTAAAACTGTCCACACCAGTACGTTACTAGTGGACCATTCTAGCTTCATGCTGAAGTCTTTCATACGCTTTGTCCTTTCTTATCTTGAATAACTCTTGCAGCTTTCGGTTCCATATAGACTTCATCTCATAGTCTTTGGCTTCTCTCATAGCCTTTAAGATATTGTCAATACGTCTTTCTAATACGGTCATATGCTTTCTCCTGATTTCATCCAGCGTGGCTCAATACCACCCTCGACATTTTCTCTACATTGATTAGCGGGCAACATAACCCAACCTTGACTGTCGCATTGTGGACAATCCACCTCGTCTATGTCTTCGCCAAGTTTATCATGAACTCTAATAAAACCATTGCCAAAACACCTTGGGCAAATGGCTTTAACTTCGTGATTTCCCGTTAGATCTACCATTTTTCCTCTTTTTTATTTCTTTCTCTAATAAAAATTCTATTACTTTTTGCACACTT